TAGCTGTTTCTTCTGAGCATCGCTAAGCTCAGGATGCAAGCTATGGCCGAGCTTCTGGTCGCCGGCTCCATAGATGAACGCATAGCAAATTGTCTTGACTTCCTTACGTGTACAACCCACACGGTCTGCGTTTTGTTGGTGAATGTCTCCATTGCACACAACGTCTGCAAACGCTCCCTCGTCATAGACAGATAGGTAATGCCCTAAGCATCTGAGCTCTAAGCCCTCCAAGTCAGCCCCGACCATGACATGACCAGGATGCGGAACAAACAACTGACGTGCCCAAGGTGCGGACACCACTTGACCGAGGTTGGGACCACGGTGCGCGTTACGCCCGGTTTGGGTCGCAAGAGTGCAGCTGTGGTGAATACACCCGTCATCTTCAATTGTGTTGAACCAGGAATTTGTCCCCTCAGACAGCTGGCCCAACCATTTCTGTAGGGTCAACAGACGAATGAACATCTCACACTCCTCATGCAAGAGCTTGTTGTCTTGAGCTAGAGCAAGGTCGCGCATCTCAGAAAGGGTTGCCTCATCAACCTTGGGCTTACCTGTGTCTGTGACTTTGGTAAAGCGAGCTCCACGGAAGTTCTGCAAAGCCCAGGCAATATGTTGACGTGATGTTGGATTGAAGTCCAGCAGTTTCGTCATAGGAGCACCGGCTACATATCCCTTAGTTTTGTTTGCCCGTTTAGGTGTATAGACCTTTCCGGGTACATAGATATAACGTGATTGAATTGATTGCTCAAGTTGGGTGACCTCGTCTTGGAGTTCACCACGCACTCTTTCTGCGGCAGCTACATCAAAACGGAAGCCACTGGCTTCCTGTTGTGACATGATTTCTGCCATCCGCATTTCGAGCAGTACACAATCATTCATCGGCATCCTCCTCTTTCAAAATAAATGTGTAAGAAACATAGTCAGGCTCTTCAATGCCCATGAACCAAGTCACAGGACATTGGTCTAACCATTCGTAAAACTCAGTTTCTTTTTCAGTCAGATAAGCCATCGTGATCCTCCTTATTAAATCCAAATGCAAGTGACTTTTCTTCTAGAAGTTTGTCTGCTCGGAACTTATGTCCAAGCTTGGCTACAGATTCCATAACTCTGAGAGTATCTTCAGTCGTAGAGCCATCAGGCATACGGCTATGGACTTCATTAAATAGGGGAAAGAAAATATCAGCAGCTTCTGTTACTTCTTCGTGGGTAAGCGGGTCGCCTTTTTTAGGTGTAGTAGTCATGAGTAATCCTCCATACGTCGTTTCATTAGTGCCCAAAGCTTGAGCGTTACTTCGGTGTCTTGGATGCAGTAGTCGAGCATCTCAGGTGTATAAACAGACCAGTTGCCTTCGTGCTTGCCAAAGTCACCTTTAAAGCACTTGAGGCGATAGCCCCAGGCTTCAAGGCTATGTCGTCCATACAGCCGCTGTGGCATGCCGTGTGGACGACGTTCGTAGTCTCTATCTGCAATATGTGGATAGAAGAGACGGCTCAGAACAAGAGTGTCAATAGCTTGGCCCTGTGGCTTGAACTCAGGGAACTGCTCTTTTATTAATGGGATGTCATAGCCAATAATGTTATGGCCAATCAATACATCCGCCTTCTCCAGTTCCTTTACTCCTTGTATGATCGATTGCTCAGGGCGATGGTCAAACACAGAAGTGCCGCCATCGTCACCGCCACGCATAACGATGCAGTGAATACGGGATCCTTGTCGTAGTAAGCCAGTAGATTCAAGGTCAAAAATAATTTGTTTATTCATCGAAGGTATCTGTTGCATTGTCTGGATCATATTCATCTGGCGTGAACGGGTTCGCTTCTGGGAAGAGAACTGGATCAATGTTTCTGTCATTAGTATTTTTTGTAAATCTTGGATCTTCATCTAGAAAGATTGGCTCAATTGAAACTTGAAGTTCTCTTGCCAATCGTCCAGCACGTCTGAACTCTTCTCGGTAGTATGGTTCCCACTCGTGAGCAAGGATCACAATCTTCCTGATGCCCATCATGTGAGCTTGGAAAATAGAAGTGGAGAAGGGATATCTTGTGCTGTATATAACTGCACCTATGGCTGGCGTACCTGCTTTGGCAGCAGCTGCCACCGCATATGAAATACAATCAATCTCAACTTTGCTGTCTGTTAATAAGCTTCTGCCATTACCAATAATCTCTCGGTCACGCACAATAATACACCCTCCAGGAGACTTTGGATGGGTAGACGCTTGACCAATTGCTTGTGCTACGGTTATAAAATATTTGTCTTTATTCTTAATAAAAGTTGGGTCACCTTTAGGACTGGGCATATCCACATCATCGATCTGTTGACTCTATATTAGGAAGTGAATAATTCAGATGTGAGCAATAATGGACCACAAAAATATCAAGTCTTTCAAAAGTCCAGCATTTTCAGATGAAAACTTTTTCAAGCTTGATACTCAGTACGATATGGTGAACAGCCCTGCACACTACACTCAAGGTCGTGTAGAAGCTATTGAGGTCATTGAAGATTCTATTAGCAGTGCACCTACTCCGATGTTGGGTTTTCTTCAAGGACAGGTGCTGAAATATATGCTGCGCCTTTGGCTTAAAAAGAATAGCAAAGAAGATGCTGAAAAAGCAAAATGGTATCTCAATAAACTGATTGATTCGCTAAACTAATAAAGCCGCAGATAAGCGGCCTTGTTGTCAACAGCGGCGGAAGTAGAGATATCTATTGCGTAGTTGAAGAGTCTCATGATCTTGGATGTGTGGCAATAAACTTGTATACGTGTAGTTAAGGTCATGAGTTGTATGAGTAAAGTAGGCAGAGATACCTTCACATAGCTCAGGTTCGTTAGGTTGATACCACGCTTTAATTGAAAAACATTCCCAGGGCTCTAGTCCTTGGGAGACCCAACTGTTCAGTTCCTCTAGGCGCTGGGCAGTTTTTATTATGTGCTGCTCATGTGCCTCTGAAATAGGTAAAGACAGATAAGAGTTTTGATAGAGCAAAGCGTGTTTCCACATCAATGTACCGTCTTTAGTAATTAGACGGCATGGATGCACCTTGCTTTCAGACGGAAGCAGGTAAAAGTAATCCTGAGCAATGTGCTTACTCATCAGATATTACCTTTATTCTCTTCGTAATACTCAAGGTCTTTTTGCCACCCATCACCTGCATACTCGCTATAGATAACTCGACCGATATCTCTAAAGCTGTTATAAAACAGAGATACTTTATCGATATCTGTCAGGGCTTGCTGGATGGGAGGACCATAGATAATCAAATTCCATGTAGATGGACATACAGATTCAAAACCCTCTGAGGTGGCCCGCAGTTGCTTTACACGTTTAAAAGGAATACAAATCGGATAGTCCCAAACAACAGGTGCTGCGCGAAGAAGCTCAGAAGCACTACTAAAGAATACAAAGCTTTTAATATGACCATTTCGATATTCACTAATGGTTTTATTAAGCCAGATACGACAATCCCTTACAGCGCCCTTTGGTGCTACCCACACGTTGCCATGCCAGTGCTCTTGAAGCGGATTAACTTCAATGCTAGGCACGGAGGTAGCATCGACCAATACCTGTTGAACAGGATCAGAAGTCGGATCAAAGTCAATACTTCCCATCACTTCCCGAGCTCGATCAATGAGCTGCGGAGTTGGGTAAAGAGGTAGCTTTAAACCTTTAGCAGCGAGTTTATCCGATAAATTCTTCTGCGACCGCTCTAAGGCTTTCTTGGCTCCCACCTGCTTCGACTGCAAATGTTCTTGTTCCAGCATCACTAATCAATGTAATAAGCACGTTTTGCGTCCAATCATTCTCGTCAATCTCCTGTAAAAGTTTTCTAAGAAATTCAGTTACATCCTCATCGTTTTCACGTTCAGATATACGAAGATCAAATTCAATTGATTCTGCCCACATAAAAGTAGTAGAGTCATTCATCAAATTGATGACAAGAGAACCAGGACCGTGTTTCTCGACTCCATTAAGAGCAATATTAATAAGATCAGTAAGGATCAAATCAGCAGTAGCCATAAGGAACTTCTGCTCTTGCTCCTTTTCAGGACCAAGTTTATCTGAAGCAATCAATTGCTTAATTAGATCAGAACGTCTAGACATAATGGAATGACTCTCTATTTAGGATAAGTTAATTAAGTATTATTTGTGGAGTTTCCATCTCCATCTTCTTTGTTTTGTGGTGTATTAAATTGACTGGTATGTCTACCGTTAAGCATGTCATCTACCACTGCTTCCCATCTATCTGCAAATCCTGAGTTAGGTGCAAAGATTAAGTTTGCACGATCATCTAACTCTTGAGCATTAGCCATCATTTCTTGTTCTTTCATCGCTTGTTCAATTGCATACTCAGCGACTTGTTGTTTAAGTGTATGTAACTCGCAAGCTAGTTCAAAGCTTTCAAGATAAGAATCTTGATCGACAAACACACCAATTTTTTGAGGAATTAGATGGAAGGGATTACAGCAGTACTTATTTCCACATGTAGTTTTGACACCTGTGTAGCCAAGGTCGCCCCAGGTGTACCACATGGCAACTCTTTGAGGGTGATGCTGAGTACTGCTACTGATGCCAGGTCGTCTCCAGGGAAACTGTGGCATCCCGTTGCCAGGAGCCTTGTAACCCTGCCACTCCCAGCATTCGTCCGGCTGACCAATGTCAACTTTAGACCAAAACTTAAGAGCACGTTTGCGTTCTTTCTTGAGTAAACGGTTGATGTCAAAAGACATACGCCCTTCTCTAGCTGCTGCAACACAACGAACGCAGGCCTGATGGCTATCAAAGCGCATTGAAGTAGAACTGAATCGACCAATGGAGTGGCCGCTATAAATGCATAGCGTTCCTTCCTCAGCAGTATTAGAGAGGTTTAGATTGCGCCTACCGTATGCATGACCACCGACCTTGCGGCTGGGCTTGGACTCAGACATCAAAAATCACCATCAGGTTTAATGTGTTGACCACCATGAGCTGCGTATTGCTGCTCAATGGGGAGTAGTTCAAGCTGGTGATTCAGTTTGTACTCATAACGAGTGCTATTTTCGTACTTAATTCGTACCAATTGAGCACGCGGTGTGTAGTACTCAGGTGTGCCTACAACAAGTGCAATCCGTTCACCAGGAGCAACGACAACACGTTGCCCAATCTCAATATCTTTGGCTTTCATTGTATCTGAATAATATATGTTTTCGTAACTTCAGTGTAATTAGAAGTCGTTCAAAATGTGATCCTCAGTAAGTGGATCGTTCTTAGGACGCTGCCAAATACGAACAGACTTAGGTTTACTTGTAAGTGGATCCTTTCGTGTAGTGACAAGGCGTCTCCAGCCCATGGACTGGAGAATGTCTGCTACACGTCGTCCTTCTCTGCGTCCCTGACTTCTAGGGTCAAGCTCAAGCGCATTAGTCAGAATTTCAGCTGCTGATACTTCATCGCGGATAGCTACATAAGTAGCGACTTTGTCGAGCCATGGATCTGGATCGCCAAACTCTTGGATGTACTCCGCAATAGCGGCAATCTCACCACTGTTGAATTCGTATCCTTGCCCATTTCTATAGGCATATACAGCCGCTGCCCACAGATGATCACGCTGTGTGCTGAGCTCTTTCCAAGGGATCTGGAAGTTCGCACCAATCTCAAGTGGAACGAAGCGCCTGTTACCAGTGCTATCCACAAGGAATTGGTTACGGTTGGTTGTCCCAATAAGAACAAACCTCCGAGCTAGCTTACTTGGCAATGATGCATATGGAAAGCGAACTTCATCTACACGAGTGGTAACAAGGTTTTTGAAGTTTTCAATGTTGCGAGCATTGAAGTAGTTATCAATCTCAGGCAACTCCAAGACCCACGCAACGTGCAGGCGATACTGCTCTTTCATCAGAGTTTCTAGCGGTGTAGTAATTTCTGAGAAAAGGTTTTGGGGTACAAGACAGCGAGCAAACATAGATTTACCTGCACCTTGGGGACCCACAAGAATTGGCAGCCAAGACATCGAGCATCCAGGGTTGAACGCTCGTGCGACCGCGCCAATCATCATCCGCTGCATTGCAGTAGTAGCAATCTTGTGAGGGTTGCCTAGGAATACTTCACCGACACGGTCCCAGTCGGGGTGCGGCTCAGACTTTGCAGCACACTGCTCTAGATAGCGCTTAATAGGACAGTAGGAGTTCTTAGCAGCTGCATATTGAATAGCACTTTTGATGCGTGCTTCAGGAATAAAGATACCATGCTCACAAGCAACTTTAACTGTCATTAGATCTAGGTCATTCCCTTGCAGTGCAACGGTTTTGCCCTGGTTGTCTGTATATTCAATCGCGCTGGTTAGTTCATTCTTACGTAAATCATGAAGGATGTCTTTGACCTTAGACACATCATTTTCACGTTCTTTAGCAAGATCATCTGAAGTTTTCTTAGGACGACCTCTACGCTTTACTTGCTGCGCATCAGGGATTGGTTCAACTTCAATATCATTTGGCTGCATCTTTGGCTCCATCGTATTAATGTATTCATCAAAATTATGAATGGGATCAAACTCTGTATAACCTGCGGCCGCTCCAAGAGCACCAAACCTCAGGTTATCTGGTAGCTTTCTAGCCCAGTCAGGGTCTTGCTTTTTAGCAAGCGAATAAAGTGTAGTATGACCTGAATAGTTGCCGAGACCTCTCCACTTA